AATTTTGTCTTAAACCACGAATTCTTTTATAAGTATCTTTACCTTTTCTACAAATACCAATTTTGTAACCTTTAAACTTAAAATCCCATAAAAAATAAGCACCCGCATTTTGATTAGGATTAGTTGTAATACTTTTGTTGTTGTTTTTATTATTATTGTTTTTGTTTATCATGTAGCTATAATAACAGGTTTGAACCCATTTGTAAAGAAAAAAATTGGTTAAATAGCAAATAAATTGGTTAAAAAAGGGTTGATTTACTTGACTTTTTCACTTTTTTTGTTCTTGGTTTGTTCTTTTGACGTAAAATCGGGTAAAATTTAATAAAAAACGAATCTTTAATACTAATATAAATAGATTATATGATTTATTGTCAAAATTGCGGATATACTTGTCATTGTGGCGAAAAAAAATATGTAAATTATGGCGAAAAGGAAAAAACGCAAGTTTGTACCAATTGCCGACACGAAGAACCTGATGATTCGTGGAAAGATCAAGTAAAATATGATAACATTAATTAATGGAGCGTAAAAAATGAGTAAAATGAGACAGTTTAAGTTTTGGAACGAAAATGGTGATGAAAAAGAAGTTGAAAAAATGAGTTTGAAGAAAGCTATCATAGCTGTTCAAGGTGATTTTAAAGAAAGTGTCATTGGCGTTGAATATATTAGTAAAAGAGGCAAACAAATTAGTGATTCTGTAAAAATACCAGTAGGTAGAAAAATTAGACAGGCAATAATCATAGAAAGACAAAAGGCAGCAATTAAAGCGGCCAAAGGTTTAAGTAAATAATGAGATTATCAAAAGGTTATGTACCACACGAGAGAATGCCTAAAAAAACATCACAAGGTAATAGAAGTAACGTAAAAAAATCATCAATGAACAAAAGTAAAAAAAGATCGTTCAAGGTGTATAACTCACAAGGTAAATAATGCCAGCATGTGTTAGATCAGGTTTAGATGTTCACGTAGGACACGCAAGTCCGACACCTAGTCCATTTCATCAAACACCATATACAGGTGGTTCGCCAAATGTTACTATTAACAGCGCTGCTTCAATAAGAGTAGGTGACGCTACTAGTTGTGGTGACCCTGCAGTAGCGGGTAGTTCAACTGTATTTGTAAATAGTATCCCTATTCATAGAATAGGTGACGCAACCGGTGGTCATGGAAGTTGGGTATCTAATGCTGCGTCAACTGGAAGTTCTAATGTATTCTCTGGTTAATCATGTATAAATATTGGTATGGCCAATTTAGATGCAATTAACAATAGTAAGCGATCTACTAGAATTTACAAAGATTTAGATTTAGATTTCGGTAGAAACGTTGTTACTAATGATGTAAATAAATTGACTGATGTAGAATCAGTAAAACGAAGTGTTAGAAACTTGATTAACACTAATCACTTTGAAAGACCGTTTCACCCAGAGATTGGTGGTAACGTAAGAGCATTATTATTTGAGCCAATGACACCATTGACTGCTTTAAACTTACAAAGAAAAGTAGAAGAAGTGTTAAACAACTTTGAGCCAAGAGCACAGATAACACAAATTATCGCTGATCCTGATATTGATAGAAATGCTTATAGACTTGAAATTAAATTTTATGTTATAGGAATACAAAACCCAATTACAGTAGAAACCTTTTTAGAAAGATTAAGATAAGATGGCAAGCAATAAATTACAAGTTTCAGATTTTGATTTTGACGATATAAAAGCAAATTTAAAATCATTTTTACAAAACCAATCAGAATTCCAAGATTATGACTTTGAAGGTTCTGGTTTTGCTGTCTTACTAGACTTACTTGCTTACAATACACACTACCTAGGTTTCAATGCTAATATGTTAGCAAATGAAATGTACCTAGACAGTGCTGACATAAGAAAAAACATTGTGTCATTAGCAAAGATGTTAGGTTATACTCCTACGTCACCTAAGTCGGCATCGGCAACAGTAGATATTCTATTCAATAATATTTCATCAACTACAACAACAATAGAAATGGGAAAAGGCACAGCTTTTACAACTTCTGTTGATGGTGAAACTTATCAGTTCGTTACTAATGCAGTACATACAACTACTCCAGCAAATGGTGTTTATAGATTTTCAAATATAACTTTACACGAAGGCACATTAGTTAATTTTAAATATATAGTTGATAGTACAGATCCTGATCAAAGATTTGTTATCCCAAGTGTCAATGCAGATACATCTACTTTAAAAGTTTCAATACAAAATTCATCTAGTGATACTACAACTGCTACTTACACAGTAGCAACAGGTATAACAAGTTTAAACCAAACATCAAAAGTTTATTTCTTACAAGAAATGGAAGATGGTAAGTTTGAAATATATTTTGGTGATGATGTAATAGGAAATAAATTAGATGATGGTAACATTGTTAGATTAGAGTACATTGTTTCAAATAGAGCTGAAGCTAATGGCGCAAGTACATTTACGTTATCAGGTAATATTGATGGATTCTCAGATGTTACACTAACAACGGCTTCAATTGCTCAAGGTGGTTCAGATGCTCAAACAAAAGAGTCAATTAGATACAATGCACCTTTACAATATTCAGCACAAGACAGAGCAGTTACAACAACTGATTATGAAACTATTGTACAATCAATATATCCAAATGCTCAATCAGTTTCTGCTTGGGGTGGGGAAGATGATGAGACAGCTCAATATGGTGTTGTTAAGATTGCCATTAAAGCAGCGTCAGGTTCTACTTTAACAAACGTAACTAAACAAAGTATAGTAACACAATTAAAAAGATACAATGTTGCTTCTGTAAGACCTGTAATCGTTGATCCTGAAATAACTAAACTGTTATTAACAACAAATGTTAAGTATGATAACAAGACAACGACTAAAACTTCTGATACATTAAAATCAGCAGTATTAACAACTCTTACAAATTATAATAATAACACCTTAACAAAATTTGAAGGTGTATTTAGATTTTCAAAAGTTGCAGGGTTAATTGATAGCACAGATAGTTCTATATTATCAAACATAACAAATTTAAAAATTAGAAAAGACTTTCAACCAGCATTAGCAGCTTCTACAAAATATAATGTATTCTTTAGAAACGCATTATACAATCCACACTCTGGTCATAATATGGCAGCTGGTGGTATATTAGAAAGTTCAGGTTTCAAAGTATCTGGTGATGCCGCAACTATATTTTATTTAGATGATGATGGCGCAAGTAATGTTAGACGTTACAGTTTCTCTGGTTCAACTAGAGTATATGTTAATAATACCCAAGGTACAATTAATTACAACACTGGCGCTATTGTATTAAACTCTTTAAGTGTATTAAGTGTAGAAAATATCAGAGGTGCAGCTGCAACTAAAATAGAATTAACAGTAGTTCCTACTTCAAATGATATCGTACCCGTAAGAGATCAAATATTAGAAATAGATACAGCCAATTCATCTATCACAGTCACTGCTGACACTTTTGTTGGAGGATCTGCTGATGCAGGAGTAGGTTATACAACAACAAGTAGTTACTAATGGCCAAGTTCACAAGGAAGATATCCAACCTCATAAAACAACAAGTACCTGAGTTTGTACTTGCCGATCACCCTAAATTTTTAGAGTTCGTTGAGACGTATTACAGGTTCATGGAGTCTGCAGAGATTACTATTGAGAATGTACAAGCAACAGATGGTATCGCAGTAGAAACAGAAACAGCACAAGAAAACAATATAATATTAGATGGTTCTAAAATAGATACAGACAGAACCCAATTAGATGCTGGTGATAAAATACTATTAGAGGATTCTAATTTTGGTAAATTTACTAGAGGTGAAACTGTAACAGGTCAAACATCAAACGCAACTGCGATAGTATTATCAGAAGACTTACCTAATAATAGATTATTCATATCTGCACAAGATAAATTTATACAAGATGAAATTATCTTAGGTTCAACTTCTACAGCAAAAGCAACTATATCTAATTATAAACCTAATCCTGTAAATAACATACAAGACTTATTAAACTTCCGTGATCCTGATAAAGCAATATCAAACTTCTTAACAAAATTTAGAAATGAGTTTTTAAATACATTACCAGAAATTTTAGACGTTAATGTAGATAAAAGAAAACTTATAAAAAATATAAGATCAGTTTATAGAGCAAAAGGTACTCAAAGAGGACACGAAGTATTTTTTAGATTTTTATTTAATGAGAATTCACAAACACTTTATCCTAGAGAAAATATTTTAAGAGTATCAGATGGTAAATTTGACACTACAAAAATATTAAGAGCAATTGGAACAACTGGTAAATTATCTGATCTAGTTGGAAGAACAATTACAGGTCAAACATCAAACGCAACTGCTATTGTAGAAAATGTATTTCAGTTTCAAATTGGTTCAAACACAGTTACAGAATTTATCTTAAATGAAGAAACTATCTTAGGTACTTTTATAACAGCAGAAGAAATACGAGGTACATCAACAGATACTTCAGATACATTTATTAAAGGAATAGTAACAGGTATTCCAAATGTAGTTACTATTACTAATGACGGTAGTCTATTAAGTCCTAAAGATGATATACCATTAACAGGCGGTGGAACAACTGCTATTATTCAAGTAGGTAATACTGGTTCAGGTCCAATCACAGAAGTATTGATAGATGACGCTGGTGCTGAATATGTAATTGGTGATACTATAACTTTTAATAATTTAAATACAGGTGGTGGTGGAGTTACAGCAAAAGTATCAGTTGTTAATGGTGGGTTTACACCTGAGGACAGCACATCTACAACATCTGATCATATTGTATTAGAAGATGAAACTGTAAGAGGCGATGTATATACAGGAGATAAAATTGTACAAGAATCTGGATCAGGAACAGCAGATATTACAGATATTAGAATTATTAATAGTGGTGGTGGTTACAAATCTTTACCTACAGCATTAATTACAAGTGATGATGGTGTTGGTGCGAAAATTATTCCATATGGTCCAGAAATTGGAAGACTACTTAATATTAAAAAGATTGAACCAGGCGCAGGTTACGAAGCGTCACCTAGTCCTATCATTAAATTACCAAGTTCCATTGTAGTAAAAGATGCTTCTGGTAATTTTAAAGTAGGTGAAGTTATAAACGGACTTGATATTTCTTCTACCGTTTTAACAGCAACAGTTGTTTCATCTATTAATAGTATTTTAAAAGTTAAAGACGCAACAGGCGAGTTTGCTGAAAATACTACAATCACAGGACAAACTACAACAACAACAGGTGTTGTTATGAAAAACGATTTAGCTACAGCAACTGTAAATGTTGGTGCAGTCGTAGATACTGAAGGTCAGTTCATTAATGAAGATGGTTTTGTATCAGAAAATACAATGAGAATACAAGACAGTTTATACTACCAAGATTTCTCTTATGTAATTAAAGTTGGAAGAACAATTAATGATTGGAGAGACAGTTTTAAAAAGACAATGCACACAGCTGGTTTCTATCTTGCTGCACAAGTAGAGATTACTAACAAAATTGATTTAAAAACTAGACCAAGAGACCAAGGTGGTCAGTTAGTTCCATTCTCTACAATCCTAAACACTTTATTTGCCTCAATAATCGGTAGAAGATTAGGAACAAATACAGATGGAACAACTTTAAGAGCTAATCCACATGAAGCTTTATCTGATAATTTACAAGGTCAAACATTAGCGCCTTACGATCCGGCAACAAGAGACGTGACTATAACAAGAGCGCCTATTAACATACGTATGATGAGTAGGGTTACAAGATTTATTGAACCAACTAAAAACGGTAAAGTTCATGTTAAATTTGGATTCGCTTCAACTGGCCCTTATTATCACTCACTAAATAGATATGCGAACACGAGATATGGAACAACTACATCTATACATAACACAGTACATAATGGTGTAAGTAGTGGTATTACGTTTCGTAGGTTAAGTGAGATTTTAGTAACAGGAACAAGAACAAGTTTAGACGGAACACCAGGAATATTCGTATTAACATCACACGAAGAAGGTCAAAAAGTCAAAATAAACTTTACTTACCCTGCTGAGGTCTTTACATTTAACCCAGTAAAATTTAGTAACACAAAGGGTAATAAGAAATTTAGTAATACAACAGTTAAATGGAGCCAGACAACTCAAGCACAACCAAATCCATAATTTTTAGTAATAATAATGTTTAATACGTTATAAATATAATAAAGAAGGATTATAAAACAGTATAAATAGATATATGCCAGCGATAATTACAAACAAATTTAGAATACATAACTCAGAACAATTTAGAGAATCTTTCTCTGAAGCAGCCCCTAACGTTTACTATCTAGGAATAGGTAGAGCACAAACTTGGTCAACTCTTGTAAGAGGAGATGGTCGAACAGACTATGAGGGTTCTGATACATTACCAATTTTACCATCAGATACAAACGCAACAGAATTCAATACATTTGACGATTTATTAGCAGTAAAAAGAGTTACTACTACTAATGTTGCTTTTGTTGTTCCAAGAAACAATTGGACAACTGGTATAGTTTATGATACTTACAGACATGACTATGGTGAATTCAAAACTGGCTCAACAACAGCAAAAGTTGTTTCAACAGGAAATAAAACTACGTTATTTGATGCAGTATTTTATGTTCTAAATGCTAATTTCAATGTTTATAAATGTTTAGACAATAATAGTGGTGCTCAATCAACAGTTCAACCAACAGGAACAAATATTAATACTTTGGAAACTGCTGATGGATATAAATGGAAATATTTGTATACACTAACAGCGGCTGAACAAACAAATTTCTTAGCTACAGATTTCATGGCAGTCACAGAAAATGCTAATGCTGGAACAGGACAATCAAATGTAATATCAGCAGCAGTAGATGGCAAGATAGATATAATCAAAATTAAATCACCAGGTTCTGGTGGTAACAATGGTACTTTCACAAATATAGATATTAAGGGTGATGGTTCTGCTGGTAAATGTACAGTAGTAGTGGCGGGTGGTTTAATAACTTCTGCAACTGTAACAACTGCTGGAACAGGATACACTTTTGGAACAGTTAGTAACGCACAAATCATAACTGCTGGTTCAACAAACTTAGCTGGTGGAGAATTAGATGTTAT